ATGGCACGAAAAACCACCCCACTAACTATTACGGAGATCAAAAACGCACGACCAGGGGAAAAGGAATACACCCTGCAGGATGGCGGAGGATTATTTCTTCTGGTGAAACCCTCCGGATCAAAAATCTGGCGTTTTACGTACTACCGCCCGGCAGATAAAAAACGGACTATCATCAGCCTCGGATCGCTGAATGATGTTTCCCTGTCCGATGCCAGAGAACGACGGAATGAATACAGGTCACTCATAGCGAAGGGAGTTGACCCACAGGACCACGAACGCCGGAAACGTGAAGCAGAGAGTCGGAAAAAGGGCAACACGTTCGAAAAAGTTGCCTCGGACTGGTACGAGATGAAAAAAGGCCAGAATCTGGCTTACAACACGATTAAGGATATCTGGCGATCCCTGGAAAAATACGTATTCCCGTACATCGGAAACACGCCAATAGATACCCTCACAGCTCGCCGCTTTGTTGAGATACTCACACCCATTAAAGCACGCGGCAACCTGGAAACCCTGAAACGCGTTTTACAACGCATCAATGAAGTGATGGATTTTGCTGCCAACAGTGGGCTGATTGACATCAACACCGCCGCGAACGTCCGCAAGGCATTCCCCTCACCCACCAAAAAGCACATGCCAACCATCCGACCGGAACAGCTACCGCAGCTAATGCACGATTTATCGGTCGCCAGCATAGAACGGCAAACCAGATTGCTGATTGAGTGGCAACTGCTGACCGTAGCACGCCCAGCCGAAGCAGCCGCCGCACGCTGGGAAGAAATAGATCTCGATGCCGAAACATGGACGATTCCAGCCGGACGCATGAAGATGCGCCGTGACCACGTGATCCCCCTTTGCGGTCAGGCTATGGCTGTACTGGAAACCATGAAGCCAATCAGCGCACACAGGGAACACGTTTTTCCCAGCCTTAAAAACCCGATGCTGCCAATGAGCAGCCAGACCGCTAACGCCGCATTGCGCCGGATGGGTTACGCTGGTGTGCTGGTGTCTCACGGATTACGCGCCATATTCAGTACAGCAGCGAACGAGGAAGGATTCGAGCCGGACGTAATCGAGGCCGCACTCGCACACGTGGACACAAACGAGGTAAGGCGAGCATATAACCGAAGTAACTACCTGGAAAAGCGCGTGGTGCTTATGCGCTGGTGGGGGGAATTTGTAGAGGCCGCAGCTACCGGAGTGACCATAGCCAGTGGTAAAAGGGGTATCCGTGCCGTGTAACTGTACAAAAAACCAGTAAAAGCGATGCAAACCATGCTAAACCATCGTATAATCGCCACAACCCACCCAATACAGAGAGGAGTCACCCAAATCATGAAATTCAAGGAGCTATCCAGGTGTTTTTCAATGAAAAGGTATCCCCTGCTTGCGGCGAAGGGCTGCAACTGGCGTTAATGGCAAATCGTGAATTCTGGTCAACATACGATCCGGAAGACAAATCAACAGCCCCCACAAAACACGAGGTAGTCAGTTTTTTGCGCTCACGTGGCGCATCGAAAAACCTGGCTGAAAGCATCGACAAGGTGCTGAGACCCACCAGCCTTAAATGCGGTGGGCGGCCTAAGAAGTGGAAACGGTAATCACAATAGCGGCCCCTTGCGGTCGCTATTTTTTTGCAGAAAGAAAAGCGTAATCAATGAGATAAAAAACAGTGAGTACCGTTTTAAAACGGTGGGTACTGTTTTTCCCGCCCTGCCCTGTTTTACCGTATTTATCACCGGAATACGCCGGATTAACGAGGTAAAACATAGTGGAAACAATCAGAAAAATACTTACCCGTCAGGAAGTAAAAAATATTCTGCGCATCAAGGCAGACAGTTCGCTACAGGACATGATCAACGCCGGAAAATTCCCGAAAGGCTTCAAAATCGGTCTGCGTCGTGTTGGCTGGTATGAAGATGAAGTGCTGGCCTGGCTGAAAGAGCGCGAGGAAGAAGCGCGCGGAACGGCTGCGTAATGGTGTGAGGCGTAACGCGATGAACATAACAAAAAGCGCCCCGTTGCCGGAGCGCCCTTGCGAACAATTAACCTGCTGCGAAAAAAATGGATCAGTGCAGGGGAATTATATCAACCGTGTGGCGAAGCGCCACAATTGCCGGATAACAGGCAAAGAAAAGGCCACCAGTCACGGCGGCCCTGCGACACAAATTTCGCGTTATCCCCAACGCATGAGCATCGCCAACAATGCCACATTTGCGGCTGGTGGGCAATGTGATCAGTGTGCTGGCTTGCTGGTGGGCTATTCCTGCTCTTTGGCTTTGCGCCGCTGGCGGCGTTTGATCTCGCCTTGCATTGACGCAATGATGAATTGTGATGTGCTTTCGCCTGATTCTTTCACTGATTCCATGGCGTTTACTATTTCGTGTGGTACACGAGCCTTTAGAGCTTGTGATTTTGCGTTTTTTGTACCCGTTGCCATTTCTATTCCTCTGGTGGATTGGTGGGGGACAGTATACACAGAAAAAGCACAAATAAAACTCTTGACGTGGGCCACACCTAAAACATATAGTGGGCCACACCTTGAAATTATCAAGGCGCATAAATGCAAAGCCCCGCAAGTGTCGTTACCACTCGCAGGGCTTCTAACCACCAACGATAGCAACGGTATCGAGGTAGCTATGTTAAATCATACCACACACCCGCAAGGGTGGGACTCGCACAACCTGAATAAAGCGGGTATGAAAAACCTGTTGATCGCCACTGCCAGCCAGGGCTATGATTTACCCGCACCAGCAAAATCTGGTGCCGGGATTGGCGTCCTGGTATTTAACGAAGCGCACAACACGCGCCCTGCGTGTTTTTTTGTGCCGGATAGTCACACCTTATCAATGGTGGGCTGTATGGGGGCGGAGCAATCCGCGCCGGGTTCTTCGTTAACCGGTTACGCCAACCCTGTACAGTCCACCGCCAGCGAAATTGGCGTTTCCTGCGGTGGGTTTATTAAACCTAACGAAGAGGCTGCCAACATGGCTACTACCCCTACCCTTATACATTCCCAAACTGCCTTTATCTGGCGCTTTATCATCTTTGGCGCGTCAGAATCTCAAATCATCCACGTGACCGCCTGGACAGAACGCGAAGCGCGTAACCATTGCCCGTCCGGTTGTGTCGCTGTATTCGCCGCCCGTATTCGTCAGGAGGTGCGCCATGTGCAATAACACCCGTCCGGATGCAACCACCGAAGCTATCAAAACGCTGATGGATGCGCTGATTGATATTTCTGTTATCGCAGACAAAGCGCATAAGCACGCCACCACTGAAACAGAATATGCCGGGGCTTTCGTTCCTCACTCACTGGCTGTAATGCAACTTAGTGCTGATATGGCGCTGAATGAGGCTAAAGCCATCCTGATTGCTGATTGTGAAAATGGGGGGGGGTTATGCGTGATGATCGTTTTAATTCCCTGAAACAGGAATTTTCCGGCGTTCCTGATGATGCGGCTGATGCGCTTTCGTCAATATCTGAAATTATGCGGGTGGCTTTTTTCTTTCTTTGCACTGATGAGCACAGAGATACAGGGCTAAATATTCTTGATATTGCCGCTAACTATGCTGATTTCGTGACAGAAGCTGTTTTAAGAAAAACGACGGACGGGGATTAATATGCGTGATATTTACCACGAAACAATAGACCGCGCATTTCTTGCACTTTCTCACAGTGAAAGCATGATGGAAATATTGCGCATATGGCTTGAAACACTTGGCGACAATGAACGCGACAAACAAAAATCAAGAATTGCCACGGCATTAATAACGCTTCTTGAGCCTGTAATAATGGAGCTACAAGAAATAGACCTATTGCACGACAGATATAAAGAACAGCACACCGGAGAATAAAAATAATGAAACTTAAATATTCTGGCTTTACTGCCAGCGGCCCCGCTCGGCCTGAAATCCGCCCCGGCGATATTTTCAAAGATAAATACGGCGGCACTGTAACGATTAAAAGCGTGGCGGGACGGTGTGTTACTTACCGCCGTGATGGGTACGGCTATGACTGCGTGATGCCTGTTTATCAGTTCCGGCGTGATTTTTCTCTGGTACAGAACGCAACACGCGGTAAGCCCACCAGCAGGGAAAAAGCACGGGAAAATATTAAGAAAATAAAAAGCATGCTCAGCGCATCCAGAGGTAAAAAATGAAACTGGCACCGAACGTAAAACTGTTACCGAAAGATAAACACACTGAGGCGGTTATTTTTGCGGGTGATAATGCTCACTCCTTTGCAGAACATTACATGATTGCACAGGCCAAAAAAGCAGGCGATCCCATCCCTCCGGTTTACCTGGGCCGTTATCAGTTAAGCGAACTGGACAATTTACAGATTGTTGATGAAGGACGATACAGAGCAAAGGTCATACGCGCCGGAAACCTGGACGATATGCAGATGCTGACCATTGCCACCAAACTGGCGATCGCAGGTGTCCAGGAAGCACGGTTACTTTCAGAGAATTTCGAACTGCTGGAGGACTGGAGCGAGCAACTACCGCGGCTTAAAGAAACCTGGGAACGCGGGGAAAGTCTGGTCATGAATGGTGGAAAGCGAAAAATCACACTTCCCATCTCATGGGGTTCTGAGGGATTCGACGCGCAGCAAAGCTACGTAATTAAGGGGCTTATTCCGGCTGAGTCATTATGCAGCACCTACGGGGCCAGCGGTTCTTATAAATCGTTCCTGGCTATTTCCTGGTCGTGCCATGTTGCCACAGGTATGGCATGGGGAGGCCGCAGGGTAAGTAAGGGCGCTGTTATCTATATCGCTGGCGAAGGCAGTATGGGCGTAAAACGCCGCGTTAAGGCGTGGGAGATAACCCATGACAAGGTGGTTACAGATTTGTGCATCGTTAACGCGCCTGTCTTCCCCGCATCGCCTGACTATGTGGAGCAGGTTATCAGGACTGCCGGACTTGTTAAGAGCAGAACGGGCGAAAATGTGCGGCTGATTGTGATCGACACGCTGGCCCGTTGCTTTGGTGGAAATGATGAAAATGATTCCCGCGATATGGGCGCATTTATCCAGGGGTGTGACGCGATAAAGCAGGCCACAGGGGCCACGGTGCTGGTGGTTCACCATTCCGGCAAGGATGAAACAAAGGGGGCGCGCGGTTCCAGCGCATTCCGTGCCGCGCTTGATGCAGAGTACCGAATCAGCCGGGAAAATTCAGAGGTTACAGCACTGGTGGCGGCGTGTACGAAGATGAAGGACGCAGAGGAGCCAAAAGAGAGTGCATACGATCTTAAAAGCGTGGAGGTGTTCACCGATACAGATGGCGAAGAGATTGTGTCCATGGTGGTGATTGACGTTCCCCGCGCCCCTGCTGAACTGGAGCGCATAGAGGAGGCCGGGAACAAGACGGAAAATCACACGGCTTTATGGGGTTGTATCCGGTCGCGTATACAGCATGGTGATAAATGTACGATCCCGCTGCTACGTGATGACATGAAAAAGCTGGGATATGACACAAAACACCTTAAACGATGGTTAGCCAAACTGGAAAAAGACGGCGTGATTTGCGTCGATGGGGATGATGTTCACCCACTGTAAAAAGTGGGCGTTAAAAGTGGGAGTAGTGGGTAATTTAACTGGAATTTAACAAAATCGCCCACTTTCCCACGTGTATACATCCCAAAAAGTGGGCACTAAAAAAATACTTATGAAACAGTACGATATAAAACCACAAAATCCCAGGTGGGACGAAGTGGGAAACCATGAAAAGTGGGCAGAAAAAGTGGGCACAGGTGGGCGCATGACAAGAAAAACCAGAGATAAGACAGCACCAAAATATAAAGCGTTAGACATGACAGAGCACGCCTTAAAGGTGGCAATCAGAACTATAGACCGCCACGCCGGAGAAGGATACGCGAAAGCACATCCCGAACTGATAAGCGCATTCATGACCACGGCGGCGGCAAACTTTGCCACGCTGACAGAACGGGAGATTGCCGAAGCGGAACTGGTGACAACCATCAACGTTAAAACCGGAGAGCAGACAGCATGACAGCACAGATAGCGGCTTACGGGCGGCTGGTGGCTGACCCGCAGTTAAAGACCACCAGCAAAGGGACACAAATGGCGATGGCGAGTATGGCGGTTCCCCTGCCGTGCAGCCAGGCCGATGACGGAACGGCGACGATGTGGTTATCCGTCCTGGCGTTTGGCAGACAGGCCGACGCACTGGCAAAGCACCACAAAGGCGAACTCGTGAGCGTGGCGGGTAACATGCAGGTAAGCCAGTGGACAGGCCAGAACGGCGAAACGCGGCAGGGCTGGCAGGTTATCGCAGACAGCGTAATCAGTGCGCGAACGGCGCGACCGGGCGGCAAAAAAGGCCAACAGGGGCAGGCCACTGATGCACTGAACAGGGCAAAACAACAGGCGGGAAATGATGATCCGTACGGGGATAACATACCGTTTTAAGCAACGAGTGACAGAAGCCGGGATTTTCCCGGTTTTTTTACGGGTCCTCCCGGTGGAGTGGCCTTACCACGGGGCGGGAGCGGCGCGGAAAAAGGCTGGTTTTTGCATTTTCATGGCGGCGGCAGCATGTGTGATAATTTATTGATAATTAAAAAATATTTCCGTTTTCACCTGTACAATATTTTTTTCGCCCTGTCATTAGACCAGTTTGTAATTAATTGAAATATATAAATAAATCCGTTTTTCACCTGCCAGGTGGAGTTGCCAGTGTCAAAACGTGTTCAGATGGCGGGATATTTATGCCGGATTTTCTCCGGCTTTTTTGTGTCTGAATCTGACTAATCTGTTTTCATGATAGAAATATATTTATCTACCACTTTTATCGATCAATAATGCGCGCAGTTTAGTCAGTAAGAGGAAGTTACTGTGAATTGTATTAATGACCTGAACACAGGCGAGGTAAGAGGTGGTTCCGTTCATCTGGATGCGCAGACCGTTATGCGCCTTAAGCAGTACAGGATCGACCACATAAATCATCATCCTGGCCAACCATTACCAGGTGTGGCGCAGATTGTCAGACACGCAGTTAACGCGTGGCTTGATAAGAATGGTTTTGCATCTGGGGGTGAGCAATGAATCACTGGTACACCATTAAGGCGGCGGGTGTTCGCGGAGCGGCAGAAATATCCATCTATGAAGAAATTGGCGGCTTCGGTATCACCGCGAAGCAGTTTGCGGAAGACCTGAAAGCCCTGGGCGATGTCTCACATATCGACCTGCGGATCCATTCGCCAGGTGGTGACGTGTTTGAAGGCATCGCCATCTATAACCTGTTACGGAATCATCCGGCAGAAATTACGGTTTATATCGATGGTGTTGCGGCTTCAATGGCTTCGGTTGTCGCAATGGCTGGCGATCGTGTTGTGATGCCGGAAAACGCCATGATGATGATACATAAGCCGTGGGGTATCTCTGGCGGAAATGCTGGTGATATGCGTGATTATGCTGATTTGCTGGATAAGGTGGAAACCGTGTTAATCCCTGCTTATGCCAGAAAAACGGGCAAATCAGCACAGGAAATTACCGCCATGCTGGAAGATGAAACCTGGATGGACGGGAAAGAATGCCTTAAGCAAGGTTTTGCTGATGAATTGTTGCCATCCGTCAGAGCAATGGCGCGAATTGAATCGAAACGCACAGGAGATTTTTCACACATGCCGGAAACCATTAAAGGAATGATTACCCCGCCACAGGGAGCAGCCAATATTGCTGGTAATGAACAGAAGCGCATCAACGGAATAAGTGAAGTGTTTAGCCTGTTCGGCAGTCGTTACGACGGGATCAAAATGGCGTGCCTGGAAGATGCATCATGTACACCGGAGATGGCCCGTGAAAAGTTGTTGAACGAGATGGGGCGCGAGTCCACGCCATCAAATAAAAATACCCCGGCTCATATTTATGCCGGTAACGGGAACATAACAGGTGATGCAATTCGTCAGGGGCTTTATTCTCGTCTCGGGTATGAACGCCCAGAGCGGGGAAATCCTTACGCGATGATGAGCCTTTTTGAAATGGCCCAGGCATCACTAACGGATCGTGGTATCAGTGTTGGCGGTTTTTTAAATCGCTCGCAGGTCGTTAATGCAGCTTTCACACACAGCAGCAGCGATTTTTCTCATATTCTGGCTGGTGGTGCTGAAAAATCAGTACTGAAAGGCTGGCAGGACAGCGGCGAAACGTTTCAGAAATGGACGCGTACCGGATCGCTTTCAAACTTTCATGAAGCAAAGCGCGTTGGTCTGAATGGTTTTTCAAAGCTGGATAAAGTACCGGAAGGTGCGGAATATAAATACATCACCACCAGAGATAAAGGTGTACCTATTGCGCTGGCCACGTACGGGAATATTTTTTCCGTTACCCGTCAGGCCATTATCAACGATGACCTGACCCAGTTAACTACAATCCCCATGGCGATGGGGCGTGCGGCCGCCAGAACAGTAGGTAATCTGGTTTATCTTCTGTTAACCAGCAACGGCAAATTTACGGATGGTAAAGCGTTATTCCATGCCGATCATAAAAATCTTATTGCGAAGGATATGGACATGGAGGGGCTTAACGAAGCCCGTAAGCTGATGCGACTACAGGAGGATGCCAACGGCGACTCCCTGAATATTACCCCCGCTTTTGTTCTGGTCCCTGCTGCGCTGGAGTCTGCCGCACATCGCGCCATTCTGTCATCGTCATCACTCTTTCCGGTTGATGGTGAGGGCACTATCAATCAGAACCCCGGCATCATTAACGTGGTGAAAGATATGGCTGAGGTTATTGTTGAGCCACGTCTTGATAAGAACAATAACAAGGAGTGGTATGTAGCCGCAGCGAAAGGGATGGACACGATAGAGGTCGCTTATCTTGATGGTATTGATACGCCATATCTTGAGGAGCAGGAGGGCTTTACTGTTGATGGTGTCGCCTGGAAGGTGCGCATAGATGCAGGTGTTGCGGCCCTCGATTATCGTGGACTACTGAAATCGAGTGGAGCATGACAACAAGGGCGGCGATAGCCGCCTTTTTTTACGGGTCCTCCCGGTGGAGTGGCCTTACCACGGGGCGGCAGACGCGCGGGTTTTCGCTATTTATGAGCCTTTTTCGGGTGCTGGTGGTGGTTTTGTTGTTCGCTCTATCTCTATGAATAAAAAGGGAAAGATAAAACAAATACACCAACCTGAAACATTACTTAAGTGGGGATATTGATGAAATCGCACCTGATGAACAAAAAAAACATGGCGCAAAGCTGCCGTGTAAGTGCGACAGCGTTCGACAAGTGGGGAGTGACTCCCGTTGAACGTAAAGGCCGCGAGGCGTTTTATGATGTTGCCAGCGTAATAGACAATCGGGTTAGCAATGCAATTAACCAGATTACAGACGACAAAGGCGAGATTGATAATGATGAGCTTTTGCGAGTCAGGATCAGATTGCTGACAGCGCAGGCGGAGGCGCAGGAGCTTAAAAACGAGCGCGAACGCGGCGACGTGATTAGTACGGAATTTTGTATATATGCGCTTTCAAAACTGGCGAGTCAGATTTCATCTATCATGGACAGCCTGCCGCTTACCATGCAAAGGCGCTTCCCACAGATGACCCCCGCCATGCTGGATGGCCTGAAAAAAGAAGTTGTCAGAGCCTGTAACGCATGCACAAAACTTGATGAAAACATCCCGCGAATGCTGTCCGATTATCTGATGGAAACTACCGGAAATGTGTCTGATAAGTTTCAGCCGGATAAAGACAAGTAACGTAGTGCACAATGACCGAAGCCAGTTTACTGACTGGCTTTCAGCGTTGCGCTGGTGGGAGTTATGCGTCAGTGATGAACAAAAAATAATCGAAATCGACACCGAAAAATAAAACATCAAGTCATATCAATATATTGCATTGGTGGTGATGACGAATAAAAATGCAAAAACTAGCCTTTTTCCGCGATGCTCCCGCCCCGTGGCAGGGCACCCCACCAGGAGGACCCGCCATCACTATGGAGGCCATGACCATGACCGAGACCGAAGCGCTCGGGATAATCCGCAGTATTACCGGAATCAGCCAGCAGGCTGACGAACAGGCCACGCAGCCGGATACAGTCACCGCTGAAAATTACGCGCGTGTGATGGCTGAGGTGATGCGCCGTGACGGTATCGAGCTTAATGGCGTGGATATACGCAACATACGCACCAGAGTTCTGGAGATGTTGTCGTACCGTCGCCGCGTGCAGATGTACCAGGAGAAAGAAAAAATTACGTACCAGTGGAAGAAGCCGGAGCGGTTACGGCGATAA